AAATCAACATTCTGTAGCTTTGAAATCGTTGCTTGTTTCGCAAACAACTCATCGACAAACGCTTGTTGTGAAACTAACCTCTGAATGAAAGCAGTATCAATTTTAATCTTATCAGCCGTAACCGAGCCAGCGTCCAATGCGTTTGCGGTAACTGACCCTGCAGCAATCTTGCTAGAGGTTATCGCACCGTCAACAATCATGTCGGACTTAACTTTGATTTTAGGGGCGATGATGTCAACACCTCTAGGGCTTGTGGAAATGGTAGAGGCTAACTGTTCGCCCGTTAATGTAGTAGAGCCAATTGTCACACCTTCCGACGTAACTTGAACTCTCGCACTGTTAGAAGCGTCTCGCACTTCCTGCCTAATTTCGTTAGCCGTCTGAGCAATCGCACTCTTAACATTCGTATCGAAGAATTGAGTCAATGCACCTTGGTTGCTCTTTTGAATTTTACTCCAAAGGGTACTGTTTTGGTCTCTTAACTCAAGTTCAATCGAACGCAAATCCTTGAAGAGACCTGACAAAGTCCGTTGAGTAACAGTAGGTTCAACAAAGCTAGTCGGAAAATCCCCTTGCTCCAGCTGAATATCCGTTAAAACCGTGTCTCCAGCGCACCCCATGTGATGCAGTTTCAACAGTTCATCGCGTGTTTGTGGTTGAAATACCTTGTAATATCGCCCGTTATGCTCTAGAGCAGGCGCACGGACGTTTTGAATAGTGATGTCCATTTTTAACCTCCGTAAACTTTAATAGGAATTGAACCGTAAAAACTTCTGTATCGGTTAAATCCTGTTTTGCGTTCAAATTCTTCTAGGGACTCGGTGAAAGTTACATAAGTTTTCCCCTGTTTGTTTTCGATTTTAGAAGCCGAAATTTCTTTCCCGTTTATCTCAACAGTTCTTATATTTTTTTGTGAAAAATCATTATTCAGCGTTATTTGTTTATTATGACTATCATAATTTATTGATACGTCACCACTAAATAACAGTCTTATTTTCACCCAAACAAGCCTTGCGCCGATGTAACGATAAGTAACTTCCTTGTTATCAACATAAATTCCTTCTCTAGCCATACTACCTCCTACTCGTATACGTCATAGATAGTGTTGCTATCCTTGTTAGGAATTGCGTCATATTGGGCTTTTGAACCAGCCCAATACTTCAATGGTTGTCCGCCATTCTGATTGATAATATTTTGCCCAGGCGCACCGTCTGCTCCTCTAGGTCCTGTTGGTCCTGTTGGTCCTTGAGCACCTCTTGCACCGTCTGCACCTTTAGGGCCAGTTAAACCGATAGGTCCTTGTTCTCCACGAGGTCCAACGTCTCCTTTTTGTCCTGGCGTTCCGTTTTCCCCTCTAGGTCCTGCTGGTCCCATTGGACCTGGAGCGCCTTTTAACGATTCTCTCTGTTGACTTGTAAGCTCCTCGAATCGCATAACACCGTCCGCACCTTTTGGTCCTTGTTCCCCACGTTCGCCACGGTCTCCTTTTGGTCCTGTTAGGTATTGCAAGGCTGAGAATCTGTCATGACCGTTACCGACCTTAATCTTTCCTGTGTCGCTCTCAACACCTAACTCACCATCAAGTAAAATAAGGGAGCTATTTGCCCAATCACTCGCTGACATACGTTTGTGTTGTACCCTAATTGGTATTGTCTCCGTCATGTTCTACCTCCATCAAATATTAATGTTGGAG